ATGAAGCATACATAAAGAAAATAAATATATCAGATGAGTTTTTCTTATGCTTTCAACCCAATACAGATTAAGACTAGAAGCAATTTGCAAGGATATTGCTTCGGGAGGCGAAGTGAGTTTAGAAGATATGATATGGGCAGAGAAGTTGTCCAAGGCTAATACATCAGCAAGAGGTATGTTGAAGCAAGCAAGAAGAATGAAGACAAATCCGAACGATTCTTTTTTGAATAACTTGAATATAGGAGACTCCGATTCAAGTGGAAGACAGATAAGGGGTTTCGATAGTCCAGATGACATATACGATTGGTTTAGGTCGGATAAGTCAGATGATTGGCGACAAAGGGATTAATGGTTGTATGGTCTGTTGTTATAATGGTGGCGATATTAGTAGTGGTTGTAACTTGGTATATCTACTACTTACTTAAGATGTCTTATGATGAAATGAAAGACTAAGTATATGTGCGTAGGCATTTATTTTACTTAACAAAAAGTGGTAGTTTTGTCAGTATTTCAATAAATAATTTTGTGAATTAGGGAGAAACAAGATGCACTAAAACTCCTATATCATGGGTTTAGATAGTAGAGGTTCGACAAATGCACAACTTAATTTCGCACAATCAGTTAGTAAATGAGGAAAAAGATTTACATAACGATTTAATCGCAGAATACTATGAGTGCTTAATCGAATGTAGCGACAACGCAAGCGAATGTAAAAGAATATGTAAGGAGGTTTTAATACAGTAATGTATGAATTTACTCATCCACCTTAACTAAAAAACAGCATCTTAATAACCCTTGACTTTTTAAGTCAGGGGTTTTATAATGGAAGAAACAATTTACTATGAATAATCCGTTGACCTTTGTGAAAAATGTTAGAACTGTATATCACAGATTCTATGCAAAAAACGTTAAGGAAGTCGAGGTGCAGTTTAAAGATGAAGACCCTGCTTGGATTCCTTACGATACTCTTATAGCTATGTTAGCAAGAGACATAAATCAAAACTACTCCAAATCTTAAAATGAAACTTTTATTTAACATCCGAGAATTTTTATGGATGATTGCAGATGAAATCGCAGATTGGTTATATCCATATCGTAATAGATTAACACCCGAAGAACAGTTTGAGGTAAGGGTAAAAGACCCTATGAGTGGAGAGAACTATATGGTAGAGGAATGTATCCAACAACAGAATGAAAGAATAGAGAAATTGCAAGATGATATGCTTACTGTAATGAGTAGATTAGCTGAACACGATGAGAGATTTAAGACTAGAATAAGAATCAAGAAAGGTAGTTCATCAGTATCAGGAGACATCAAAAATATCTTCAATTCGTAATATACTAAATAATTCTTAACATAACTTAACTTTTTTATGAAGGATAAGAAAGCGATAAAGAAGTTGATAAAGAGAGCAAAAGCAAATCCAAACTTATATAATAATGAAGATGTGAAGTATGCCAAACTATTGAAAAAAACATTAAAATTGAAAAAAGATGAGCAAATCTCTGAAAATCAATCAAAATAAAGACGGTACTTTTACCGTTGAGTGGGATAAACAAGACCCAGAGTGGAGTTGGATGAACAACTTGACTTCAAAAGAGATACAGGGTATCATGGAAAAAGCAATTCAATTAGACCAAAACAAATGATAGAAGAGTTTAATAGTCCATCTTTAAACAATTTGAAAGATGCTATAGAAGATGCACTCACAGTCGAATCCCCACAGGAGATTCTTGACTGTATCTTACTTACTTTAAAAAGAAACTCTCAGTATCATAGAATATGTGCAAGACATTCAAAAGAAGTTTTGGACTTATTGTATGGTATTGATAAAAAAAATAAAGTGGTTCAAATAAATGCGTCATTAATAGATGATGATTACATTACAAACCCTAAACGCTGGCCAGATTATACTGAATTACCAGATAAAAAGGAGAAAATTGTAGTAGAAAATACAGGAAGTCTTAGTGAAGATGAATTAGTAGCTAATGGTTATCAACTGACAGACAGGGGATGGGTTAAAGAATAATGGCATTATCAGAACAAGTTAAGTCCTCTCTTGAGGATGCTAAGAGTAGTTTGAAAAATGCTCTTGCTTTCTCAGCAAGAAATGAAAAACCATTTGTAAGTAAAGCAATCGCTGACTTATTATTTCAAGTAGAAAATATTATGGATGCTTCAAAAATGATTGAAAAATTGGAGAACCGTAAGGAGGGAGATAGTGGATTTTTTGGCACTTTCTTTAATCCTGATGATATGTAAATATAAAGAAAGGGTTAAGCAATTTGCCAAATTATAATTAGTTATGTTATAATATGCTCACATTACTCTAGGAACTATGTTTAATTTAGACCAAATTTACGGAACATACTTGACATCTGAAAAAAGATTTCGTATAGATGGAGTAGGAGAGAAAGTTATAGCATACGGTTATAATTGTGACGGAAGTGACATTATAGGACACTATGTTACCACCGAGAATCATAGATTATATTATGATATGAAAGGTGTGTTTATCCGTAAAGAAAAACTTGAATCTTTATCAACATCTAATAAATAGTATTGTAAAAGGAGAACATTATGAAAACAATAGAAGACCACATCGAGTTCGACAAACAAAGGATTGATGACCCTACTGTTTCATCTGCAGCTAGGAGACATTACAAAGAAGAGTTACACGAACTACAGGAGTATGTCGGACATCACAAAAAGGAAATTGAAGCGGGCGACCATCACGACCCAAATGCTTTAGAATTATTCTGCGACCTACACCCAGACGAACCAGAATGTCTAATTTATGACGATTAACCAGACATCGTTATAGCAAAATCTAGTGCTTTTTTAGCACTCTCGGATAATCTAATGACCCTACTAGATTTGACAACTTGAAATCCGAGTAAATCCCCCTCTGGATTTTCGGGCAACCCGAAAGGACAAATAATAAATATACCTGCATTTGCAATAGTTTTCCAACCCACATCTACGAAACCTAAATCTCTTAATGCACATTCTAGTTTAAGAGAATGGCAACCCTCTAGTAAATTCATATACGGAAAACCGAATTTTTAAATATTTAGATTGGACAGAACTAGATTTGTGTGATATAATATTTGTATGGCATCAACAGCATTAAAAGCATTAACATCAACGACAGGAAACAAAACTGATTGTTGGAATACACCCCCTGAATTTGTGGGGGATGTACTAGAATTTTTCGATAACAAACTAGATTTAGACCCTTGTTGTAATGACATCGAGAATCCCAACGTACCCGCTAGAATCTTGTATGACGAAAAGGCAAATGGTCTGACACATAATTGGGTTGCCGAGAGTGTGTTTATGAACCACCCATACAGTAATAGTAAGGAGTGGATACCATACGCAGTATCACAATATAAACTAGGACACGCAAAAGAACTGGTATTACTCATAAAGATGGATGTTTCTACAAGATGGTGGAAGTCTATATCAACTTATCCATTTCTTGCAATTAATAAAAGATTAAAATTCGGAAATGGTCAAGGTGCAGCTCCATTTCAATCTGCTATCGTGTATCTTGGCGATAGACTTGGTAAGTTTAGACGAACATTCGGTAAATATGGAACACTTTATATGCCAGTAATTGAAGTGTCACAAGAAAAGTTGAATCCTCTTGCGGATGTGTTATATTAATAGTGGGAAACAAAACATCTGTGGTTTCATCCCTACTACCTATACATCCATTTTTGGTTAGGAAGGTTTACTTTGACTGAAAGCGATGTCTCAAGATAGTTTTTCTTAAGACTAGAGGAAAAGTTGTAAAAGTTGTAGGATTAAGATGAGTAATCTAGGCAAAGTTGCTCCACTATGTTTTTGTTTCTCTCACCCTATTTTTTTATCACTATGGCAACTAGAGCAAGACTTGGAATCAAATTAGAGGATGGTTCAATCCTCTCAGTATATCATCATTGGGATGGATACCCTGAGTGGCTAGGTGTTACTCTCAAAGAGAGATACAATACAGAAGAGAAAATTGCAGAGTTGATAGATGGTGGCAATATGTCATCTTGTTGGTCAGATAACATTTATGATGTAATGACAGGAAAGTTTACTAAGATTGAAGACCCAAAACCCAACTATTATGGTGGGGATGATGAAGCACCTAGACTTGATAAAAACTTTGATGAATATAAGGTAAACTCAACATCAGGAGAAGAGTTCATATATGTTTTTGATGGAGAGTGGAAAGCATTTGAAATTGACCAAAGAAGGGATGATGATTGGAATATTATAGACACATTTACTCAGGAGGTCAAGATACCAGAACCAGAGACAGTTTAAAAAGTGTCACAAGGGGGTACTCAACCCCCCTTTTTAATGCTATAATGAGTACATAACAAACGGAGAACCCCTTATGGAAATGGTAATTGGCGAATCAGTCAAGGAAACAAACAGAGTTTTCATCAAGTCCTATACACAAGAGTATTGCAAGGCGATTACAGAGAACTACAAAATAGACCATACAAGAAGTATGGAGAGGATGGCAGCAAGTGACCCTAATAGTAGTTACCCATCAGACGAATTAAAGCGTATTAAAGATGGTACTGCAAACTTAATGAAGTTTGAGATTAGAGAAGGTAAGAAATACTACAAGATAGTTTCAGTTGAGTATGACACTTTCCAAAATAGAAATGAGTATAGGGATGGTTCAGTCCACGCATTTGTTGACAAAAATACTGGAAATGTTTACAAACCTGCATCTTGGAAAGCACCTGCAAAACACGTTAGATATTCTTTCCAGAGTCCAGAAGATATTAGATTTCTACTTAATCCTATAAATGTAGGATGGGCGGGTGGTTACTTGTATATGAGGTAATATGTTTTCTTTTCAATTATCTAAGTCAAGTGACTACTGTTCAGCATTTGATGTAGCAACTTGTATTATTATCAACTCTCTAATCGTTCAAGGGAAAAAATTTATATCCCTTGACGATTTATACAGATATACCAACGCAGTAATAGCACCTGAGAAAACAAGTGTTAGAATGAGTGTGAGAAAGGCAAAAGCTAAGGGTATGCTGAAGAACACAAATATCAAAGGAATATATCGAACTCAAAATGACTAAATTATCACTCAAAGAAAAACTAATTTTTATTGCTTCATTCTTATGGATGCTTCATTGGGGAACAAATCTTACATCTACCATAGTGGATATGGTTATTCTAAAAAACGGTGTAAGACTATTACCAATTGGTTTATAACCAAATTTCTACCGAGACATAAGATAACACTAGACGTTGTACATCGAAGTCTAGTGAAGGATGATTGTTTCGGATTTTGTGATGTTGTGAATAATAATTCAAGACCTAGAGACTTTACAATCGAACTTCACTCAAAGATGAATGAAGTAGATTATACTAAAACATTGTTGCACGAGCTAGTACATTTGAAACAATGGATTGATAATAAACTTACACTCAAATCAGGTAAGATGTATTATAATGGTAGTAAGGTATCAGACATGAATTATTATGACCAACCGCACGAAATTGAAGCATTTACAATGCAAGAATCCCTATATACACAGTATGTATTTGATATAAAGGGAAAAACGGTAAGAGAAAATAATTTGATTTTAGTTAGCAAATTACCCCGACATCTACTTTAAAACAATGCAACTCAAACACATCGAACACCCCGAAGATACTATCCTTACTGGCGATTTATCGGCAATCAATTGGTTTACTACTAAGGGTAAAGTATCACTTAAAATAGACGGATGCCCTGCTATTGTATGGGGAACTAATCCCGAAAATGGTAAGTTTTTTGTAGGTACAAAATCAGTATTCAACAAAGTAAAGAAAATGGTATGTCACTCTCACGAAGAGATTGATATATTATATTCTAATAAGAAAGATTTAGCAGATAAGTTACATTTATGTTTTGATAATCTTGTTAGGACAGAGCATATCTATCAAGGAGATTTTATTGGAGAGGGTGGGGATGACCTATACCAACCCAATACTATTGGTTATTTGTTTCCACATAAGATAGACCATAATATTATCATCGCACCCCATACAGGATATGTTGTATCAGGTAATACTCTACTTGATACCCACGCTTTTCCATTAACTAGAACACTTGAAAATAACTCAGATAATGTGTTGTATATTCAATGTAATGCAATCGGCAAGTTTAGAGAGTTTGTATTTGATAGATGTAAGTTTGCAAAACAGATTGCAACAATGGTAAAGTTTGTAGATGATAAGAAGGCATCAGAAATTAAAAAAACTATCAATCATTGTATTCGTATTGGTACGAAACTTAATGACGAAGCACTTGATTTTATATCCGAGTCTCACGAAATTGACCCTAACTTAATGAGATTATGGAAGTTAGTAAACTCTATCAAGATGGATGCACTCAAAAGATGCTCACACGATGGATGGTGGACAACCTATTCTGATATTGACGAAATAGATGGCGAAGGATATGTAATGTGGAATAAGTGGGGTATATACAAATTAGTGGACAGAGAAGAGTTTAGCAGATTGAATTTCCAAACAGGAGGAGCTTGGGTCAATTAAAAAACTGTCACACTTAATATTGAAACTGGTTATATACCGACTATAATAAGTACATAACAAAGAAACCCCTATTATGAACTCAGGAACATCAAACACACG